TAAATTCTGATACAAAAAGCATAATACAGTTTTTAGGCAATATGGCCACACCTGATAACTCAGAAGGTATCATTCATGCCAATTGGCCCGATAACATGGTGCCAGTAGCTGTAAGAGTGAAAAAGTATGATCAATGGCGTTATAACGTATTAGGCATGGCATTGTATGGAAAAGAATTATATTTGATAGAAATCCCTTCTGCATATCAAGGATGTCCTTGTGAAGTTATATGCTATAAGTCAAATTAAAATATTTTAATTCCATAGGAAGTTTTCTTTGATCCATACAAGATCACAGCCAATTTTTTTGTTTTGTGGATAACTATTATTTGTCCATAACACATAACAATTCTCATTGTTAACCTCCTGAGATATTGCTTCAACACGTATATAACCAGTATCATATACATGCAATATCGCAGAACTCAAGCGATAACCTTGTTTACGATCAACATAAAAATAGTTGTTTCCAGTACCATTCAATTCGGCATATTGAGTTACAAGTGCATTTTTTAAGTCAGAATTTAGCTGCGTAATAGCATCCTGTGCATTCGTCATGTCAGTCTGATTTGCTGGCGTAAATCCAAGGGCTGTCGTTACATTACCTTTGGTTAATTCTCCACGGATTGTAGCACTGCTTTTATTCTCCACATTGCCTAATCCAACTTGGCTTTTGGTAACTCCGTGAGGATTACTTTTATTCGCAAGATGATTAATCAGAGTTGTAATTGCAAGTTTAATCTTTGCAAATGCAATAGATATTTTCTCGCCACTTGATAAAGTCACAAGAGTTGTTGTATCTGAATATGTCGGTGTCTGATCATTTGTCGCTACGTTCGGAACGTTCCCTAAGCCTACTTGCGACTTAGTAACACTATGAGGGTTGCTCTTGTTTCCTGTATGCGTATTTAACGCTGTCTGCATAGTTTCAAATGTAACGTACCCTTCTGGATCAACCGTTGCTGTCATTTTTACATCATTATTAAGCTTGATGTAAAAATTATGTACTAACGACCATGACGGCATAGCCGATTCTGCCGGAACTTCTTTCCCTGTTGTACTTTGAGAAATCGCAAACAACACTTCACTTCCGGTTGATCCTTTTGCATAAATTCCAAGCTGTGTCATGCTGTATCCGGCAGATAAACCAGCGTTTGAAAACAATACTCCTATCTTGATTGTTTCGTTTGTTTTTGTCACGCCCTGTACTGTTCCAGACTGCTTAATTGATGATACCGCCGTCTGACTTTTCAAAGCACTAACGTCAACTTTACCAGCACCAGACTTGATCGCTGTTACTGTTATTGTTCCTCCGCTTAAGGCATTCTTTAATAATTCAATACCTGCATTTGTAATTACTGTATTTTCCCACATGATTTTATACCTCACTAACGATCGAAGAAGAATATTCACAAGATCCTGAAACAATCGCATAATTCAATGCCGTTTCTGATTCCATAACATCTGAGATACGGATATCACACAATAAATGTGCTGGCTTCAATTTATCAATTCTTCTTACTACTTCATCATAATTATTTACTACGCCATAAAGATTGACCTGAAATGTATTTTTTGCTGTATTTTCTATGAACTTTGTTTCTACGCCACTCAAAGCTTCTATGATCTTTTCAAACCTTGTAGGGTTTAAAGGCTTTTTTACCCTCATTTGCGAAATCTGTGCTCTCCTCTGCTCTATCGTCTGATCCGGAAGTGGTGTTATTCCATATTCTTTTTCCCATATAGAAAGCCCCCACGTAGCACGATTCACAAATATCTGGTCGATTATGTCTTCACATATTGTTTTTACATCGTCTAACTCCAATCCGATTACTTGGAACAGCCAAAGTCCGATTCTTGATTTTCCATAAACCGGCGATACATAGTCAATCATTTGTTTTGCACTTTTACTCGTCAGGATTTGCTCCATAAGGTCTGTTTTATACCACATAGTATTATCCCTCCGTTATTTTCACTGTTCCAAGAACTGGCATTTGACCAGATTCAAGATCTACATTTTTTGACGCTCCATTGATTTGTACACTGTCATAATCATAGACACCTGATACAGCCCCAAGGATACTGTTGATCGCTGATATTCTAACCGCACTATCATTTGATGAAACATTTAGCAAATATGTCTGAAATGCGGTTTTAAAATCATTCTGCACATTGCCAATTTCTGCTTCTCTCAAATAAACAACAGCTGATATATTAACTATTACTGTCTCCGGAGCACTTATCTCTAAAACTGCATTTGGCGGTGCTAAACGATCTGCTTCACTGTCTGGACGCATGATATAATTATATACAGCATCTTGAATCTGCTTCGATGCTGGTACTCCGTTCTGATCCATTAAGATGATCTTGATTGTTCCAGAGTCATCCTTTGCTGGTATCACAGTAACTGCACCAACACCGGGAACTGACAATGCCCATCGTTTATAGTCTGCCACATTCCCAACATAGGAAATGTCATGGCTTCGATCATACTCAACGATTCGTTCTCTTAAAGTATCATCATCCTCTTCATCCAAACCTCCTGTTACAGCTTCCTCATTTGTAACAGAAATTATTTCATCGAGCAGTTCCCCTGTCTCATCTCCAGTATGTAATACGATCGTATTTACTCCAACATTGCTTGCAGATCCTCCTTCTGCTGCTTCAATTGTAATCTTTGCATTTCCAAGAGAATCGACCGTAACTTCCTCAGTCGTTACAAAATCTATCGTATTCCCTTCGTCATCTGCTTCTGTAGAAAAACCATATCCTAAAGGAATAACAAGACCAGCTTTTGCCGTAACAGTAACATATCCTGAAGCATTTACCGATTCCCTTCGTACAAGACCTCTTCCATCAGCATGGTAATCCAATATATAAGACTCTTCACAAGTCGCCGGCGAAAGACTTTTCAATACTTCCACAAGCACGTATTCTTTTAGCTCTGCTATTTCAATCGCTGTTGGACGTGTAAAATCCCAAGGAAAACCGCCCTCTGATTTATCAATATCTTCTGGAAGGTTACCAAGCATTTTTTCATGAATTTCTTCTTCACTCGAATTGTTCAAGAAATCTGGCAATTCTAGTTCTTCTGCTTCCAATGCCATATTAGACCACCCCACTTTCAAATTGTGTCTGTATTTCTATATCTCCATCAATGCCCTGCACCTGTACTGTTACAAGACAATCATCTGCTGCCCATTCAAAAGTAATATTTCCAACATACAGAGTCCTCTCTGACGGATCAGCCATTAACGCTTCTTCTATCTCCCTCTGCAAGATGCTTTCTGCTTCTTCTCTACTGTCAGCTTTTAATGCACTTTCATAGTCAATCCCTATATCCGTAGAATATCCCTCATGTGCATATCGTTGTGTCATTAATGTTTTCTGACACCACTGCATCCAAGCTTCAAATCCCGAGGCTTCTTTTAATTTTCCATCGTGATTTACGACAAAGTCTCCAGTATCAAAATCAAAAAAGATGCTGGGTTTATAACCTGCATCTTCCTCTTCTTCTGTATTTTCTTCCTCAGTTCCTTCGTTCTCTTCATCTTCAAAATATTCTTCTTCGTTTTCATATTCCTCTGGGAAAAGATTATCCGGCATCTTCTTCATCTCCTTCCACTTTACCGATTACAACGATTTCCTCTGCATCTGTCCAGATCAGTAATACTCGATCGCCATCACTTACTTTTGCATCAGATAACATCAAAAAATCGTCATCTGGTTCTGCACCTTCTGGATAAGAGTCAGGAAGAATCCCTCCGTCTTTCATAGTTCCAAGTTCTGCAACAACATCCGCTGCACTTTGGTTTCCTTTTGAAATCTGTTCGATCGCCCGGATAAAATTTTTTCTTCCATTTCTCTGCATAGAACTCTCCTTTAGTAAAAAACAACGTCCATCGTACCAGCCACACAGTCATGTGTAATACTTTTTACTGTTTTATTTCCTTTAAGTCCAGCGGTACCACATCCAACGTAAACGGTGTCTCCACGTTTTATCTTCGGATTACTGATCGCCGTTACTATATATTCATACTTGACCTTTGCACTGCTCTTCAATTTCTTTTGTGCTTGTTTCTTTATTTTTGAAAGTTTCTCCTTCTTGTCTTTATCCATGACTTCTTGGATCGTACCAAACTTCGATGTATTCTTAGATACTGATGCAAGTTTAGGGATTGACTTTTTCTTAGCTTCTCCGTAGATCTTTATCTTTGTAACGATATCATCCATTGTCTCTTTTATCTCTATGGAGATTACATTCTTTCCTTCCTCAATCTTATAAATCGTTGTATTAGTATTTGCATACTTGACAATCACTGTAGTTCCTTCAATCGTAAAAATATATCGGCTGGAAAGTTTACTTTTCGCTTTGTTCAGCACATATACGATCATATCTCCAATGTTCTTTTGCACTGGTTTGATCCTTTTGTTTTTGATTGATCCGTAACTGTATTTCAGTTTCAACTTCCATGCCGTACAGATTCTTTTTACAATTTCCTTTGTGCTGAGACCTTTTTTATAATAAAAATAGTCTTGGGATTTCATCATATAAATCAAGTAATCATAGGCTGTAAATGTTACCTTTTTTTCTGTATCGGTAACCCTGTCTCGATCCCAGATCACGCCTCGAAATACTTCAAAATCTCCATGTCCAACATTCGCATATATGTATAATCGATCTGATGGCTGAATCAATGTCGCAAGTGTTACACCATTTTTCGCAGCGTTCATTACTGTTAAGCTGACTTCCTTTGCCAGCGAATCAGGATCATCAGATATTGTCAAGTCCAGTATAACTTTCAGCTTGTATAGATCATATTCTTGCCCTGATGTTGTCTTTACAACCGCTTTATACAGTGGATTTCCTAAACTCGGCATATCTTCCTATCCTCCTATCATTTTTAACAGTGTTTTATAATCAGCGACACCGGTTACTGTCAATTTATGCTTTCGTTGGTAAGTTTTTATTGCTGATACTGTCTTAGATCCACAAGTACCATCCTGTTTAACTCCTACCATTTTTTGCACAAATTTTACGACTTGCCCTTTTCTTCCGGTCCGAATTGTGATTTTTTTCATGGCTGATTTCATCGAAGATGTCAGTTTTTTATCTACTTTCAGCTTCGAGTAGCCATCTTTATTCATTGCTTTCTTTAATTCCTCAACTTTGGAATTAGAAACCAATTTACTGCTTGGAACAGGGATCACAAGCACCTGTCCTTTATAGATCGTGTACTTGCTGATCTTTTTCTTTGGATGTTTCTTGCGTTCTTTTTTGTTCCTTGCATCAATCATTTTCTTATTTGCGTTATAAATAACCTTGTATTTTTTACTGGATCCAAGATATTTTTTAGCAAGTTTCCGTAAGGTCTGCCCTTTCTTGACTGTAACCTTTTTCTTTGTGGTTTTTGTACTTCTTTTCGTTGATGCTGAGGAAACACTTATTTTTTCATAATCAACGAATCTTACAGTGTAATAATAATCATTCAAGCTTTTGATTGTTGAATCATATTCAGATACAAGCATATCTACATTGATCTTAGTTCCTGTAATGCAGATATTTACCACTTTCCCATATTTAGCCCAGTATTTCATCAGTGCATCCAAGGTTTCCGGATCAGTCCACTCACGAACAAATTTCATGCCTTTTCTTGCTTCTCCGGGGAAAAAACATTCCCAGCTTAACTCCGAAAGATTTTTTCCGTTTGGAATACTGACCTGACCTAATTTATAGATATCATACTCTGCAAACTTCCCTTCGATTGATGATTCAATTTCTTCGGGAATGATCGGAATTTGTATCTTCTGATCATTCCCTTTTGAATTTTTTCCAGTAATATATATATCCATCACATTACCTCCGCTGTTCTGTTGGTTGTCGTTGATCCGATTGCATCTGCGATTGCCTGCATAATAGCATCTGCGATCTCTCCTTTAGAGGTTTTAATCGCATCAACTATGCCGTCATTTCCAGATGCATTAACGCTGATCGTAATACCACCAACGTTGATAACTGGCTGACTGCTACCAGACGAAGCTTTTCCTGATCCAGATGTTCCCCCAACAAGTCCACCTTTGGCATGCTTTGTCACGCCTAAAATCTGTCCTGCTTGATTCCAGAGAGATAATGCACGGCTTCTATGCCTAGAAAGTGGAATTACCATTTCGTTTCCTTCTTCTCCTAATTCAGAAACGATATGACCTCTGACCAGACTACCTTTCGCATTATGAAAGAACTTTCCATTTTTCGGTAAGGCTGTCTGTACTTTTGGTTTTGTCGTTGTCTTCTTTCCAGACGTCTTTTTACCAGATTTTGAACCGCTGTTATTCAGATAACTTCCACTCGTAATACTGTTGATTGCATTTGCTTGTGCGGCGGTTGTGCTTGCTGCGGATGCAATCGTTGATGCGGCAGATGCTAAGGCACTCGCAAGGGATAATGCGGAACTTCCAGCACTTTGTAAATTACCACCAGCTGCAAGCGACATTGATCCCATAGTTCCTAATTTTCCACCAGCTGTTGCAGACATTCCACCTAAGCCACTGACTTTTCCACCGGCAGAACTTGTTGCTCCAGAAAAGGCTTTCGTACTCTTAGAACCAGCGTTTGTCTGCTTTGTATTCTTCTTATTCTCCTCATAAGCTTTCTGAACAGAATTAGTCAGCTGATTATACTCTTTGTCTGGTCCAACATTCAGATTCTTATTTTTCTTACCTCCAACAGTATGTGCCATTGTTCCGCTCATTTTTGAGTCAAGTTTCAGTTCTTTGTTTTGCTTTTTATATGTACTCTGTACTGATTTTCTTAACCAATCTTTTTTCTTTTCGGATTCTGGCTCATATTTCTCACGGATCTTTCGTATGGAATCTTTATTGTAAGAATAATATTTCTGCGATTTTGCAGTTAATGAATTGTTATCCTTTAGTGCTTCCTTACGATTTTTAAGGTAATTATCTCCAAGGTACTTTTCTTGACCCTTTTGAATTTCTTTTACCTGTTTCGATGTTACATTCCAAGATTTCGCACTTTTTTCGGATTCTTTTTTGATCTTATCCATGTTCTTTCGGATATGATCGCCTGCTTTGTTACCTTTTGTCAGTGCTGCAAATCCACCAACACCGGCACCAATCAACCCACCGGCAAGTGTACCAACAATCGGAACAGCTGAACCAACCAAAGCTCCGGCGGCTGCTCCACCACCGACCATGCCAAGCTTCGTACCACCTCTGTAGTTTTCTTTTTTCTTAGTAGCTTTATTCTTTGATGTCGCAGCGTTGATAAAGTTACCTGCTGCACTTCCAATACCAGCAATTCCTAAAGCTCCACCTAACAATGAAGCCCCACCAACGGTTGCTGCTCCGCCGGCTGTTGCTGCTCCTGATCCAAGTTTTACTCCGAGATTTCCAAGAAAAGCTTTCCATCCAGTAGCCGCAACTGTTTCTCCATTTTTCAATGTAACACCAGATCCACCCAAGCCAAATAAGCCACCCGGTGTCCTTGTTGGTCCTGTCGGCTGTGTTGTCTTCGGTGTAGTTCCACCGTTTCCAGTGCCAAGCCCACCGTTCACATTTACAACGGATGCTGATACATTCATAAGTCCAATAGAACTTCCAAGAGGATTTCCAGAACCACCTGAACCACCAGTGATCAGGTCTGTCAAAGTCATTCCCTTTTTAAATAGTCCTGAGCCTATCTTAAGTGCCAACGCACCGGCAAGATAGTCCTCTATTCCGGCTTTATCTCCACCGGGTAATAAATCCTTAATAGATTCTTTAAACCAGTTCCCTCCGGCTTTAACGATATCCTTGCCTATACCAGATATCTTCTTAACGATCGCTGGTCTTCCGCTGGAATCCCACCACTGTGAAAATGGATCGCCGATCATCTCTTGCCATGCAATGTTAATCTTTCCGCTGATTGAAGCATTTTTAAACTTGTCACTTTGGAATAATTTATTGGCTTTTTCTGCTAAATTTGATACTGCATCAACGGCTTTCCCAGAAATCTCTGCCGAAAACTTTTCAATCCCTGATCCCATTTCTGCAATCAGTTCTTTGTTCTCCGATCTCCACTGACGGAACTTACGAAGTCCGGGAGAAATGCCATCTCCAAGACCTTTTCCAAGCTTCTTAAATACGTTATTTGTAACAAATGACTTGACACCTAGCATCAGGTTTCCAAGGTTATCGCTCTGCTTTTCCATCAATCCGTCATACTTCTGAAAAGCTTTCATAGCCTGCGGCCATGTCTGGCTGATTTTCTTGTTCGATGCTGCAAGTGCTTCCAGTTTTGTTCTGTCCTGTCCAGAAATAGCACCCATTTCCTGTAATGCGGCGGTAGCTTCTCCAATTGTCTGGTGGTTCTTCATTCCGTCATACATACGTCCAACCCATAAGGCTACATCGGAAAGCTCGGAGTTCGTACCGGCTGCTACGTCTCCAACCATCTTTAAGCCTTTTCCAGTTGACAATGCATTTCCAGTAAATACCTGTAAGGTACGAGAAGCCTGATAAATTTCATCCCTCGTAAATGGGGTACTACCAGCAAACGTCGTCAGATCATCTATTCGCTTCTGGGCTTTCTTCTTACTTCCAAGTAATACCTCGAACGATGATTCCAAGTTCTGCTGCTGCACTTCCAGATCAATGGACGTTTTGATTGTTTGTCCAATCCCTACCGCTGCAAATGCTCCAGCAACGGCATTTTTGACATTAAATACCTTGGCTTTAAGATCACTTAATTTGGTTGTTGCAAAGTCTTTAATCTTAACTGCTGCGGTAAAAGACATTTTTCCAAACTTCAACCCAGCCGATGTAATTCTACGAATTTTTGGAGTTGCTTTATCGTCTGCTCCCACTTGGATTTTCGGTCTTTCCTTGCCCAGTCTTTCGCTTTCTTTTCGTGTTCTGTCAAGCTTCGGATTTGCCTTATCGTCTACATCTACATGAATCCTTGGCTTTTTCTTTCCTAGATCATCAAGTTCTTTTCTAACCTTTTCAGCATCTTTTCCGGTCTGGTTCAGTCCTTGCGATGCATGGTCTGTATACTTCGATACAACGTCAATTACGATTTCTTTATCTGCCACTTATGCATCGCCTCCTTCCATAGCTGTTATAAGTGCTGCAAAAATAAAAGCCCTTTCTCCTTCTGGGAGATCAAGGGCTTTTGATGGCAACATTCCAGTCCGTAGATAATTTTCTGCAAGCAGAGAAGCTAACGGACTGGACTTAATTAGTTTTTTGCATAATCAATAACGTTTGTACCACTGCCGGATAATTCTTCAATCTGTCCACTGACTGCTTCAAGTTCTCCAGCTGTAAGGATTTCCTTAATGATTTCTGCCTGTGTCATAACCATGTGACCAGCTTTGTTCAGTCCTTCTTTCAACGCTGGATTATCCCAGAATTTCGTTCCATCACTTTCTGGAACTGTTGCAATGTAAATCTGCCATGCCATGTAATCTGCATTGCTTACGCTTTTCTCAATCAATGGAAGTGATGCTCCACCCGGATTTGGCATATAAGTTGTTGCTCTCTTTCTGCAATCCGTGATCTCGTCAAAGGATAATGGACGAATATCGAATTTAAACAATTTCTGTCCGTTTCTTTGAATATTTAATGTCTGACTTACCTCTGTTTTATACTCTGCTGCCTTTAACAGACCAGTGATAAGGTCCATTTCATTTTCTTCTGTTACATTGATATTTGTTTTCTTCTCTGCCATTTTCTTATCCTTTCTTTATGCTGCCAATGATTTAATACAGTCTGGTACGCTGTTAACAATAAACTGGCACTGTCTCTTGATGATTTCTCCCGGTTTTACATCCAGAATGTTTGTATCTCCGTCAGGAATACATTCATCTAACAGATATTTGCTTTCTCCACCAGCAAGTGGTTCTGTAACACCGCCCTGTAAACTGAATGTAGGAATTTTCCCATTTTTAATCGCTTCCAGCATTGGTACGATCGTCAGATCATCTCTTACTACAGCTTCAGTGAACGATGCTGTAAATTTAACACTGTCTGGAACTCCATATGTCTGTACATCTCCTGCCGGATGGAAATCTACGTTTGAAAAATTCATTCCGATTGTAAACTCTTCCACGGATGCAAACCAGATGGAGACTCCATCCAGTGTAATAAAAAGCTTTCCGTCTTTTCCTGTCATCAGCTTTCTAGTATCAAAACCTTTTCCACTCATCTATATAACACCTCCTACTGTGCGATATACTGGAACTGATATGTTAAGTAGATCTTTTCCATGCTGTCAACGTCATCAATGCGGATAATAAAGTATGCATAATCCGCTGCATGTGGATTTTCTGTATCCTCATAAAATTCGTAAGTATCTAAGATCTTTCCTTCTCTGTTCATTTCAGCCAGTACTTTTTTAGCTTCCTGAATTACATTATCAACGCCTGCTGCATTGTTGCTGATCTTACCGATCAATGGTTCTAATGTACGATTGATACGGTCAAAAGCTTCATAACGGACAGCTGTACGTTTGATCTTCTTCCATCCTTCGTCATCGTCCTCATCCAGAACTGTATATGTGTTCACTCCTGAATCAAACCAGACCTGTCCTTCCTGTCCTTCTGACAAAAGAAGCAATCCAGATTTGATCGCATCGACATATTGTTCATTCGTCAGCTGTTCAATGCATGACTCCGCATCTGGAATCTCTGTATGTACAATTGATGTACTTGAATCTTTGCATCCAATCACACCTGCCTGAACTGCTGCAGCAAGGTATCCTTCCACCCTATCTCCGGCAGTATTATAATATCCGCTACCGCAGTAAATAAAATATGGTGCATTATAGGATTTTGCATTCGTTTTTCTTGTAGCAAGTGACTTTCCTGCCGCTTCTCCAAGTACGCAAACACCCAATGCACCGTTTGAATGGATTCTTTCCATGTATGTCTTCGCTAATGCTTTAACATCTTCTTCGACTGTATCAAGCACCAGTACATTCCAAGCATAAGTTTCGAATGCATTAAACGCATTGCTGTAATCTTCTGTTGTGACTGCCGGTGCTGATCCACCAGCCAAAGCCTGCTGTGCAACCGTCTGCATGATCCCGGATGCTCCAGAAACAAGTTCTGCGGATAAATACTTGCTGTCTTTCATTGCTTCCACCAGATTTGCAGCCTCATTTACATCCGCACCAGCGATAAAGCTTACTTTCTCAACAAGTGTTGCCCCATTGTAAACGGAACACTCTTTTGTCGTTTCATCTCCTAATTTCTGTTTTACAGTTACGGAGAATTTCAAAGCGGTTGGATATTTTGTCTTTAATGTAACTGCATTTGTGGCTGTGGTTGTCTGTAAGGACAGGCTTCCTTCTTTACCACCAGTTCCAAGACGGTAAAGATATACCGTGTTAGCACCTGCATCAAACAGTTTTACCGCTGCATCGATCGTTCCACTCTCCATATAAAGTGAAAGAAGATCACTCTTTGATGTGATCTTCTGAATCTCTCCAACTGGACCAAAATCTGCATGAACCGGAATACAGAAAACTCCGTTCATTGCGGATGCTACACCATTATTTGTGATCTGCTCATGTCTGCGATAAACTCCAGCTCTTTCCTTTTTCTCGCCTTTTAAAAATAATCCGGACAAGTTCTTATACCTCCTTCTTCTTAAATGTATCTACAAGTTTCTTTGCTGTGCTCTGCGTTGCTTCTTTAACACCTGCCCTTGCAAATGCTGTTCGGATAATATCTTGTGATACTCCTAACACCTGTGGATTTTCTGCATATTCATCCACAGTATAAGTAACTTCTGGCACTGTTTTTGTTTCGTCTTTCTTTTCTGCCATTGTTTCCTCCTAACTTATCGTAATTGTCTTTAATTCATCGACTGTTTCAACATCTCGTAGCTTTCCGTACTGACCTCTTACCGTTACCTGTCCATCTTTTAATGGATCAAGTTTCGTGCTGTATGCCAGCTGATTTACAAAAAACGGCGATCCATCATTCATAACGAACCGCTCTCTTTCCTGTAAATCTTGCAGCAAGTTCATAACAAACTGATCAGCATTTACATCCGATCCGGAGATCACATGTACCTTGATGTTGTTTGTAAACCATGTACAAGCATATGTCGATGGGAACGTTCCTGGCTGCATAGAATCCAGTCTAGTATAAACAACCACTTCTTCATCATCCGGCTTCCAGATTTCGTCAAGTTCCGTGTTATTGATCACTGTCACGTTCCAGTTCTCATCAATGTGTTTTGCCAAAGAACCGACTGCATCCAGCGGAAGGTATGAATGTTTTGGAAAAGCATATGCATCGAATGTCAACACTGATCCACATACTTCTACATCCATTTGCCCTTCGATTGTTTCCTGAAATGATTCTGACTTTCTCCATACAAGAGAAATCGTTGTATCTTCATCAGTCAAGAAAACTCCTTCAAACGCTTTTTTCAGGATCTTCTTCGCTTCAAGCAAGTTCTTATATCCTTGATTATTAAACAGATACGCTATTGCAATCTCCATCGTTCCAGAAACCTTACGCTCTGAATCATCTTTCAGATTCAGCCCATAGATGATACGCCCATACTGCGAACCATCCCACCTTGAATCAGAATCATCAGGTGCCTGATCCAAAAATATTGCTGGTCCATTTTTGAACGTAGCCAATCCGTTAATATTCAGGCTTTTTAAGTACTTGAAAATTATTTCTTTCATAGAGTTACCTCAAAATCTGAACCGAAGATCTTTACAATCTCCGGCTCTGCTTTCTTCTTAATTGGATCAATAAATGGTCGTTTTGCCATCTTTTTTGTGCCACCTTCCAGCCATTCAGCGTGTTTTGAATTACTTTTTATCCGGCTTGTAACTTGATCTCCTTCAATCAGAGTTTGATCATCCCAGTCCTGACGTAACTTTCCAGACTGTGGTGCTGGTGTTTCTCCCGGTGCGGATGATCTATTCGGAAGCCGTTTGTATTTCTTTCCAGAACCGCCTTTCGACAATACTTCGATCTCAATATTTCTAAGGGTGTTTGTTGCCATTGCACCCTTTCGCATCATCTCTCTTTTGATACTTTCATCAAGATTCTTTGCACATGCTTGAAATTCAGCTTCTACGCCCATCTGTATCACTTCTTTCTAATACATAATAGATGGAAAACTGCCCTGTTCCAGCTGGATCTTTTGTACCCTTCACGATAAACTTACGATCATGGCACGGATCATCGCCAAGCAGTAACACATCGTTCTTACTTAGCTTAACCACTGGATGGTAAGACACAATCGTATGACTGATCGGAGTCTGGTTTTGTTTCCAGATTTCCATTGTCTTCATATCTGCTTCGGCTAGTATACCGTCTATGATCGCATCAGGGGCTTCTTTTTCATCGCCCTTTACAACCATGCCATCGTCCATGACTTCTGTATCCTGCCAGTAAACACGGAAAGACTGCATATATTGATATGGTCTACCGATTGATGTCATTTTCAAAAGCGTCCACCTCCAGGATGATTCATCATACCAACGTAAAAATACTCTCGTTTTTCATTCTCATACGGCTTGATTCCAACACTGGAAGATGCAATTTCTTTTTTCAGATCATCATAAAGCTGTTTCCAGAAATTCATTCGATTACCAAAATTAAAAGAGACAGGACCAACACTGTTGTCTACGTCCTGTCCGTATTTGAACATCATATGTTCTAGCAATTTCAGTTTTGCCATCTTAAAATTGTCTGGATACTGCTCTAATACAGCTGTGATCTCTTCATCGGAAAGTGCAGCTGACATTTCATCCTTTGATACATCAGTATCCGCCAATTCGAACCGCATCTTCATAACATCATTTGTATTGATCTCATCTGGAAAATAGTTATACGTCATTCTCCTCGCCACCTTCCGGCTGTTCTGCTGGTTCTTCGGTTTCTTCTACTGCTTCTGATTCCTGATTAATATCAGCATCATTGGAAAGATCAGCAAGTCTTGTTTCAACTGCTGCCTTGATTCCTTTTCTCGAATCAATCTCATGTAACAGCTGTAAGACCGGTGTATCTTCTTCTGTCATGGTCGCAATCTCAATTTTTGCCTCTTCCATTGTTTTCTGAATTGTGGCAAAGAACTGTAATAACTGCTGTGCGTTCACTGCAAGCTCGTGCTTAGATTGTAATAAAGGAATTGATAAAGTGTTAGGGTTAACATTCAAATCCTCTGCATACGCTCCATTTACGCTTGCTACTTCTGCAATGTGTCCAGACTTCTTTAAAAAGAGAGAGCGTCGTTCATCTACGACACCCTCTGGAATAGTCTCTCCGATCTTATACTGCTTTCCGCCAAAATTAACTGGCTTAAGTGCAACATAATTCATATAAAGCACCTCCTACTCAGATACGCAACCACTTAAGAACGTTGCAAGGTCATCGGAAGTCTTTTTCATGTCTGTTGCCATAAGTCCTTCGATGAACTCTGAATGTGATCCTCCTGGTCCATCATACTGTGATGTAGCCATCCACTGTCCATTTCCAAGCATATCCCATGTATAAATATATCCGGCAGATGGTTCTTCAAGATCTACTTCTTTCGGTGCATAAGTTAATAATGCACTGTTATCGTCGAAGACAAATTTCATATCGGCTTTCTGACCGATTTCTGCTGCATTATAAGTTGCATACAGAACTTTTACTTCTTCCAGACCAAGTACAGCTGCAATTACCTGTTCGTTAACAAGTGCTGGATTCGGTGTTGACCCTGAACCTGTAACTCTTTCTAAGAACTGCGGATGATTTTTGATTGCCTTATACGCTCTGTATCCTAAGCATAATTTGTTAGGCATTCTACGTCCGTTTAAAAGGATTTCTTTCTTCATCTCATCAAACTGACCTACGATGTCCGCGTTTGCATCATCAAAATGCACAAACTGTTTAGATGTTGAAGCTGTTGCTTCTCCTGTCTTAACATTTGCCCATGCGTCAGCATTGAAAAACTTGTTTGCAAAGACCATATCAAGGTGCAGATTCATCTGTTCTGAAACCTGTTTTACCTTTGCACGTCTCGGATCAATCGTTGCTGGTGCTCCAGTTCTCTGGTAATCCAGAGCTGTGATGTTATCTACTCCGACGATGATCTGATCTACCTCACATTTGTAAGTATCATCTGAATGAGAGAATACAGCCGGATCTACTGCTCCGAACTTAGGCTTTCTCTTTACCTGGTCTTTCGCGATCTCTTCTTTGTTGAAGATATAGTAGCTTCCAGTGCTTGCATGTACTGGAAGAATTGGAAAGATGCTTGGAGCAACATTCATTCCAGGTGCCTGAAAATAGCTCATTGCCATATTGGTTAAGTAATAGTTTGGTCTCCAGCCTTTCGCAATATCAACTGCGATTGCTGCTGCGTTGTTATGTCCTGTGTTCATTTATTTCATTCCTCCTTTATTTACGCTTCATATCCAGCATGGATGATCGCAACGTTTACGATGTCTCCTTTTGCTGTCGCTGGTGTCAGTGCCATAGCTAAGATGTACTGCCCTGTTGTTGCCTTCTGGCATAATCCCTCTGCATCAACAGCAAGGAAATCTCCAGCCTCAATCTTTGCACCAGCTGCCCACATGCCCTGATTTCTGATCTGAACAGTAATATCATCGCCTTTGGCTACTGTTTCATCTCCAAGAAGCACAATTCCTGTTGCTTCCTTTCCGGCTTCAGGAATTTTTGCTCCATCTTTTGTTAATAAAACCGCTACGGCTGTTTTGAGTTCTGCTCCAGCTGTAACATTGATCACTGGACTTCCACCAGTTGGATTGTATTCATATGTTCTGTTTGCCATCTTCTCTGTACCTCCTTTCTTATTTATCGAACATTGCTCTTAATTCAGGATCATTCTGCATAACGATATCCTGTGCCTGTGCATCAGTAAGGTTTGGCATAGACTTTTTGATCTCTGCTACCTTTGCGTTCATCTTTGCAACACCTTCTGTATCGTCATTTCCTGTGTGAGCTCCACCAGATTTACCGATTTCCTCAAACAGACCTGATTTCTGAATTACCGCAAGGTTGTTATCCATGGATGCAATGAAGTTGTTATACGCTTCATCGGATGTTGCTTTCATGGATTTCAGAACTGGCACTAATTCCTCTGCTTTTGTTCCTAAGAGTTCATACTTCTTAGCAACTTCTTCTAAGGACTTCTGTTCTGCTTCCTCTGCTCTCTTCTGGATTGGTTCCATGATCTTCTTCATCATAGAAGTGAAGTCCTTTGTAACACCTTCCATTGCTTTATTCACTGCTTCCTGAACCTGTCCATCAATATCAGCTCTTTTTGCAGTATCCTCTTTTTTTGCATTTGCATCATCCTGTAATGCTTTTAATGCTTCTTTCTTTTCTTCCTCTGTCATGTTTGAAATATCAAATGCCATTTCATTCTCCTTTTCTTTTTTTTCTTTGTTAATAGTTTCTGGATCACAAGATTTTTCAATGACTTCTTGCATTTTTGCGATCTCAAAGTCATCTGCAACAACAGTATCTTCTTTATCCGTTGCTGCACGTTCTAATTTGATCCAAGACTTGGATGCATCATCCGAAAATGCCTTAAACTGATCAATGCTCTGTGCGATTGCTGCCTGTTTATCCTCACACTCTTTATCGAGTAGGATTGATACAATCGACTGTTCCAGAGAGTTGCAGGCATTCCAGATCTGATCCCTCACGTCGTAGATCTTCTTTTCATTTATTACATCATCAAATGATGTTGCTTCATCTTCCATGGACTTTCTGACATCTTCTGAATTTACTCCTAAGCTGTCACAAAACGCATTAAAGAATCGCTTGAAAAAGTTTCCCTTCGGTTCTTCTGCACCTCCTCTCTTTTTAATCAGGATATTTGCTTTCTGATCTGCTCCGATGTCTACTGCATCGATCTTTTTTACTTCCAGATCTTCCAGCTTTGTCTTTCCTTTTGTTTTCATGTTTCCTCCTTTCTAACGACACTTTTTCGAGTTTTGAAACGTTTTATTGCGTTTTTGATACGCAAAGTGCAATTTTTGATACAAAAAATAGACCAATTTGCATTTTTTACAAAATTGGTCTATTTTCATTTCAGATTTCACTTAATTTTAGAATAAATTTCAGTTTCTCATTTCAGATTTTACTTCTTCAATGATCTTCTGAATCTTTCTTTTATAGTTCTTGTTCCCTGTCAGCCTTATGTGGCTTTCCAAGGTCCTTAAATTTCTTGACGTTGGAACTCTTCTACGTTCCACGTTCTTCTTGATTGCGATCGCAACTCTTTTATTCCTACAGTGCGTATGATGCAATTCAAAGCAATCAGGATTGTACACGATCCATTCATCCTGTCGGTGTGATTTCTTAATCTTAAGAATGAGATCATCTCCTAATCTGCAAACATCCAGTCATTCGCTAACATATCAGCTTGGCTCGCTAACCATCCCATCTGTACACCAGACGTGCCGATAAACGCAATTGCTTTATTTCCAATGTCATTGTGATCACAATTAACAATTGTTCCGTCTGCTGCTGTGTACGAAATACATGTTGCAAGCTGAATATACTGTTTCTTTCCATTCCATCCTTTTCGTGCAACCTTAAGTCCTCTCTTTAAATACTTAATAGCGTTGGAAAAATCAAAATATGCTGCACCACCTAACTCTGGGCAATTTTCTTCATCTGCGATCATCCATTCATCAGATGTAATATTTCCGAATGTATATTCAGGACATTTTGTTTCTCGAATATCAATGTCTTCGCCATCTTTCGTATGCATCATAATTGATTGCTTTTCTACATCCCAGAACCAATATCCGCCCCATGATGGTAGCTTCACTTTTCCTCCGGATTTCATAATTTTGAATGCATCTCTAAATTCCATTATTCGTCCTCCTCAACTTCAATACGCTTCGCTTTACCCTCAATACTGAACATCGTATAAGTTCCGTCCTTGATCTTTGCCCAAACATCATCGTCTGTGATGTGGAAACCAACCCACCAGCCTTCAGGCAACGTACCTTCCTCTATACCGAGAGTTTTCATCTTTTCCTTAGTGAATATAATACTCTCGATTAAAACGCCTGCACCGCCTCGCTCGTGCATCTCTCCGGCTTCACGATAGAACTCTACATAGGTATATGCTGTCTGTTCTAGTTCTTCCGGATCAATTAAATCGTTCTGGCGGTCAATCAGCTGATTTCCATTCTCATCGACTGCAATCTTGGCCCATCCAAAGACGTACTGCTTTTCTTCGTCCTTCTTAGTAATATCTACTCGATTCAAGGACTTTCGTATACTGTCCTGTGTCTGTGCTGGGGATCGTATATAATCGTTAAAATATCTCATGCTTCCTCCTTCTTATACAGCCGATCAAAGTCATTCTTACGAACTACATTTAATCGACCGACTGAATCTTTTACAACATAGTCTCCTATTCTTGCAACAAGTCTGCTGCCTTTATATCTTCGTGCATTAAAATAGACCGTGCATCCTATAACGGCTGTTGCTCCGTCTTTCTGTACACGATCTATCATAATTTCTTCGGTATTCATTTTCTTTGTGAACCAGTCAGGGGCGATCATATCAATATCAGGTGTGATCTGCACTGCCTGAACTGTCTGCTCTATTGCTTTGTACTTCATCATTCTTCTTTCTTTGCATATCGTCCAGTTCCATTTGCATAATGGATTCCGTCACAGATTTTCATAGTTACTTCTAACATCCCTAAAGGTTCAAACTGCCTACGAATATTTCTCGGAATTGTCTTATCCTTTAACCATTCATGCATGTCGTCCAGTAATTCAAACCATTCTTGTTCGTGTTCTGATACATCCATATCTTGTTTCATTAGCTGATCGAATCTTTCTTTTAATTCAAGATGTTTTTCCATTTTCTAAAGCCTCCATCCAGTGCGATACCTTCTGATAATCTTCAATATTTCCTGATAACATCATTTTATCATAGATCATATTATTCAGCCAGTCATACCTATCTGGTAACGGAACAGAAATAAGCTTCATTGCAAAATCATAATCATTTTTAAATAACCCAGCAACTTTATTTATATTTCTTAAAGCTTCTGTCATATGATCGTACTGTGATTCAAGAATTTGTATATTCTCTTTCTTGCTAATCTCCTGTGCTGCAAACTGTACCGAACCCTCTTCCATGTTCTCATACTGTTTATACATTTTATGATCATATTTTGTAACTGATCTAGCGTGTAACTGTTCATGTAACAAAATATGTGGGGCTGTTTCATGTCTGGTTATAATATCTCCGTTCCACTGGATACCATAAACACCAGAATCATCATCAACTACGACCTTTCCACTCCATGAGCTTTCAAGATCAAGATGTTTGTCTGCAATCTCTGACATTTTATTAGCATGGGTTTCTATTTCCTCTGTGCTGTACTCTCTCAGTTCATCTTCTTCTGTTTCATACTCTGCTGCCATGGATTTTGAATTGACATACATCACACAGCATTTACACCTCGGATGAAGCGGAGGAAGTAGCTTACCTGGGGCAAATTCTTCGTCCATTCCAACAACTTTTCCGTTCAGTTCTCTACATGTGCTGCATGTATTCTCACTGTCCGTTGCGGACCATTTTTTGTCCTGTGGTGGTAATATACCCTGATCGACAAGATTCTTTGTATGCTGGTATCTGCCATACTCATAGGCAAATGCTCTTTCGGTCTGTGCGATCGTCTTTGCTCTTTCTCTGAGCTGACGTTCTGCATACTTCATCTGCTTGTCTCTTGCCATCTGTTCAATCTTTTCTGGCTTTGTTCTTGGGTGTTTCTTCTCCAACTCTGCCTTGATCGTCTCATAATACTTCATAGCTGCCTGAGTCTGTGGCTTTGTTAAACCAATACAGGGACGGATAAACCTTGCAAGCTCATCTGTTCCCATATGTTTTCTTATTCCGATATCGATCATTGACTGAATTGCATCTTTCTGTACTCTTGTACAATTCGTTACAAGCTCAGCTGTGTGATTTTCCAACCAATCAGATACCGCCCAATGATCTGCATCAAATTTATATCCAATGTCTATTCCTTTGTGCTGGTTTTGATTTTTAGCACCAGCTTTCATTGCTTTAACCATCTCTGGTGCAATCTTATCATGAACCAGTTTTGAATAATCCTGTTGCCATTCTTCTACAGATTTCTTGGAGATCACACCAGCCTGAATAGCTTCTCTGATCTCTTTAAATGTAAAAACCGTCTGCTGATCCTTCCAATACCTGACCAGCAAGCGTGTTAATTCTGGACTGCTGCTATTAAGAAACCTCTCTAATGCTTCTTTCACATCATTTGGCTTCATCGATCCACGCTTCTTAACCTTTCGGAATAGGAACATATAATCAGCTCCTTCCTAATCGTTTCTTGGCTTCCTGTACCTTTCCAACATCTTCGGCAACGTCCTGATTGTCCTCTGGGTGTACATTATTTCCCTGTGATCCAAGATCATTTGTCTGCTGATCTTCTCTATCAGGATCAATGAATCTCTCATCGTCAGCTACCTTTGGCGGCAAATTGGCGGCTTCTCGAACATATGTTTCCAATTCGTCGTCTGGGATCAATACACCAGTGCCAACCATCGTCTGGATGTACTGTGCTAATTTGTTCATGTCGATCTTTTCAATATCTCCGTGAACCATCTTCGGGTAGTCTGTGATCCCCTTGAAATGTTCTCCGTTTAGATCAATCAATCTTGGGATCGCTTGGTTATTAAACGCTTCACAGATAATGTCAAGGTATGATCCAATCGCTACAGCAAATAACTCTGTCTTATCATCGGACAATGCAAATGACCCAGTGTGTTCATGCCCCAACAGAATAAAATCCGCAAGCGTTGTCATTGCTATGCGGCTATCATAACGATTTATGATCTCGTTCGTATCAATCTGTCTGCTTCCACCTGTGGAAACAAGCTCGAACTTAAATCCCGGTGGTAACACGATTCCAGCACTTTTGTCTTGTCGGACATTCTTTACCAAACTATAAGCCCAGGTTAACATTCTTGAGCCTTCGGGATCATCTGGATTATACAAGTCAACACCTTCTGGTGGCGTGACCATCGGTATACCAGCGAGATCTCTTTCAATCCCGATCCCTTCAAATTCCTGAATCCCTTTTTTAAAGTACCAGGAACGATAAGCATTTCTCAGGATACTCCTTCCTTCTGGATTTCCTTTTCTGGATCGGGTTCTGAAATGGATTGCCTTTTCCAGCGGAATCGTATAAAGTCCAAAATTTGGCGGTGGCATCTGCGTCATGCCAATAAGATTGTCTTCATCGTCATACTCCCATTGATACAACGAATCCTGTGATCGGATAGGAAGCTTTCTCCATCCAATCAAACCATCGTCATATTTGCTGTTCGTCTTAGGGTTTCCTGTTCGCCCTGATCTCCTCTTATATACGATCTCATGATATGACCAACCATATGTAAGGAATGATAATATTTCCGATACTGTGTCAGTCCATGTGCTCTGCATATCATCCATGCAAGACTCAACGAACTCCGCTGCCTCTATATCCTTTTGATCGTCTCCCTGTGGCTCTACGGAAAACTGTGCCTGTCTAAGCAATGTATCTAACGCAAATATGATTGCTCCAATCACATCGTCGTTAGATTCCATTTCTGTATATACCTTTACTCCTCGTTGTCCTCTCAGCTCTGGGAGAAATTCTTCGTAAAAGCTACCGCCCCACCGATTTTGACCGATGCGACCTATTTCATCATACAATGCTATTTCACCTCCAGTAACTATCTTTTGTTCCAACATCACTTCCTGGAACACTGATTGGTTTAATTTTGTTTCTGTAGCAAGATAAAACAACAGCATCTGCCCGGTCCGGAGACTCTCCGATGCGTTCTTTCATTGCTTTTTTTGATTCTAGTCGTATCTTCCCTGATGAACTAAGATCATATTTTCTCGCACTTAATTGTGCGATAAGCTCTGTATCATTTGGTAATACTGCTTCTTTTTCTTCTAACATATCTCTTAATATGGACCATGCATAAGATGTGATATCATGATATTTTTCTGCTGCTTTCTTGTCTGGAACGGCAGCAGAAAAATTAACCGGAACGATAACTACACCAGATAGCTTTCCTTCCGATTTTAATTCATTCAAACGATCTGTTACTCCTCCACCAAGACCAGTATCATCTATGATCACATATATTGTTTTTTTATATTTAAACTTTTCCTTGATATTCCTACACTCTACAACAACATCTCCTACAGTTTTCATTAGATCTTGACCATGCCTAATCTTTTCTAGTGTGATCTTGTTATTCATATTTCTTGCGATCACTGTGTCATCATCACCAAAACGGGCCACATCGACTCCCAAAGTGCAAATATCAGCTGGTGGTATCTCTTCCAGGATGATCGATGCTTCCAACATTTCCAAAGGCATATAAACATCATCATCCTGTTTAGGAAACAATCCTTTTACTCTGACTCTGACAACATTACTTTCTTCTCCATATTTCCTGATCAGAGAATCAATGTTGTCCTTATTAGTTCTTTTAGACTCTGCGGAGTTTACAGTGATGCAATAATATAATTTACGATCCGATGTATGGCTGTCGTAAAATGTACCGCTTGCTTTTGTCGGGTTTCCACAAAGTAGCAATTTATTATTTGATCCTGTCAGAGTACCTAAGATTGCTTCCATGATCGGATCTGCAACACCAGAAGCTTCATCAACGATAAATAGCATATTATCCTCATGGAATCCTTGCATATTTTCTGGAGTGGTTGCTGTTCTTGCTACTGCATACCAACGTTCTTTGCTGCCAATCATAGATATTTTTGTTTTGGTCCACTGTAGTATCTCCTTCAATAACGGAGATTTACTTTGCCACTTTGAAACCTCTGCCCATAGAACATCGTTCAACTGGTGCAGTGTTGGGGCTGTTGCAACAACTCTTGCATTCTCAAAACAGCTTAAAAACCATAACAATGTTGCGGCTTCAAATCCTGTTTTTCCAACACCCTGTCCGGATTTTATCGTTACTTTTGAATTATCTCTTAAAGCAAATGCTGCTTCTTTTTGCCATTCATCTGGATAAAAAAAAAGAACTTCTTCAAAAAATTGAACTGGATTCTGCTGCCATAAAGGAATACTCTCTACAAGGAAATCATGTAATACTCTATCATCCATCTGATTCCCTCGCTTTTTTTACAGCATCCATCCAAGATTGAACTGCATCTTCTCCTGTATCAGTTTCACTGTGTCTGATTTGTTCTGTCTTAGCTCTGATCTGCTCAATCTTAGCTTTCTGTTCAACTGTAGCAATATCCATATGATCTGCAAGCCATTGTAAAGCTTTCATCTTATCAACCAGCTTAATACTCGCTCCGTCTTTTCCTTGCTTCACTTCCGTGATCAACGTTCCATCAACATCTTCAGATTGTTTGAATTTCACAGTATTGACTTCTTTTTCGAGAACTTCTTTTTCTCCAGTTTCTTTGTTTTCTACCATTACTGGACCAAAAGCACCCATAACTTGAATATTTTCTCGCCCAAACGATACATAATCTGTCACATCTGCAAACGCAATATCCATGTACTTTTGAAAGATATCTTCCTGCTTTAACAGTTCCCTGTTCATATGATTCTGCTTTAGCTGTTCAATCTCTTTTCTGATCACTGGATTCTTCATAAGCCTGCTTCCTAATACTGCAGCAGATGCATAAGTACATCCTGGATAAGCTTTCATGTAAGCTTTCGTGTAATTAAACATCCTAGATTGATACAAACAAAAAAGCTGCTGCTGATCGGTAAGTTCATCGTTGATCGCGACTTGACTTACGTCCTCTGCAACGGCTTCTTTTTTGTGTGCACCCTTTTTATTTTGTGTGCACCCCTTTTGGATGCATTCTGTCTTTTTATCTCTCGACCATGCGTATCGTTTCTTCCATGACTTTACAGTGTTGATCGAGACTCCATACTTGGCAGCAATGTCTTTATATTTCATTCCCACTACATAGTCGGCTTCTGCAAGTATGTAGTTTTTTTCTTCACTCAAACATTACCACCTTCTTTCTTATTTCTTAAATGGACCACCAGGGACTCGAACCCTGGACTGTTCATCGGTTATAAGCCGACCGCTCTCCCTGCTGAGCTAGTGGTCCTTAAATTTATGTACGAAAAAAGCACCCGAAGGTGCTTGATTCTTTATATTATCTAGCTTTTGTTACTCCAAGTACGCTCATCAATGCTTCTCTTAATACTCCAGATACATTGATATGAGCTTCTTCTGCTTCTCGATTTAACCAATTGGGTAATGTCACATTTCTACGAACCATTTTATTATCGATCGCTCTTCTATACTCTGTAAGATCAACATCAACTAAAGATACAATTCCTTTTCCATCTTCTGCAAACGTTCCATTAGTCACGTCAACATCTGCTATTGGTGTAGGTTCTGGTATTGGTTTATTTTCATCCTGTAAATTGATACATGCTAAACCGATTGTATCTCTTGCCATTTCTATCGCATCTGCAATGGTTCCTTTTGCCTTACCCTCTTCATTTGCTTCTGTTAAAATTCCAAGATCCGGAACTTCAACTAAAATATTCGTATCTACATCTGTAAAGATAACTGGGTATGCTCCTTTCATTTCGTTCTCCTCCTATTATAATATATCTATTATGTGTTAAGGACAGGGGATTTTATAATCCCCATTTCCTTAAAATTGCTCTTGCTAACCTTTCATTTATCTCGCGATGTCGTGGAATCTTTTCTTCATCATCCCCTCGCTTATAAATATCATGGTTTCCTCCGTGTCTTGCAAATTCAAAACCCGCTTTTTCAAGTTTCTTCACTAGGTCTCTTTGCTTCATAAGTTACCTCCTTATGATTATATTATACACATTTAGTGTGTATAAGTCAACGCCTAGTGTGTATTTTATGTGTATTTTGCATAAGAAAAACCCGAGATGATTTAAAAAATCTCTCGAGCTTTCTTACTTCGAAATACATACCATTAAAGAAGAACTTTTCGTATAGTATCAATACACAAAATGTTTAGTCTATATATTAAACTATTTTCCTACGACAGTGAGCGACATTTATTCATTTTCTGCAAAAAATCTTTCATTTCTCTTCTGTAGATTCTTTTCATTGTACGCAATCTTTCTTTTAGGATGCATGGCATTCATCCTGTGCGCTACCTGTGTCCATGTCATTCCATCAATATAATACAGTCGGAAAATAGTTCTCAATTCACTTTTTTCGATGCTACTTATATACTGTTCTACTTGATTTGTTAATTCTAAAAGTTCATTTTCCTTTTTGATCAACATAGATTTTCGTTTATTAAGCAGCAGCCTCTTTCTGCTAAGTTCTGGTACTGGCATACCCTCAACAACAAAGTGCTGTATTCCACCCATGCCACCGCTTACTGTGTCTTTTACCGTTCCTTCTTCTGCAATTCTGAAGATCTGCTTTTCAGTCTCTGTGATTCTTCTCCTTAAATCTTTAATTTCTTCTTTCATGTCACAATATTGGATCAGTGCGTTCTTGTCCACGTTCTCCCCTCCTGTTACGATTTATTATCTGCTGCCTTATCCGATCCGCCATCTCCTGATACTCTTGCTTGTATTGCACCTGATCGGCACAAATGCCCATGCAGATTATCTCTGCACAGGCTTTGCATGGATCAATCATATCTGCCTACCGCTCTTTCTTTTCATCTGGCGGTTTCTTATGATCGCTTTTCTTGCATTTGAGTAATAAGGCCGTGATTCTTTCTCTCTTCTTCTTAATTCCTGTTCCTTTGCCTTCCAGGACAGATACTTCTCACGTCCTGTCTGACAAGCAACTCTCTTTGATCCGTGTGATCTATCTTTACAATTTAGGCACGGACAATCTCTATATGCCATTTATGTAACAACTCCTTCGACTTATTCTTCAACCAATATTTCAACTAATCTAATAATTAGTTCAACTTTCGCAGCGGACATTTGCTGCATACTGTTTCTATCAGCTCATCATAGTCTTTTATTTCGCTTGGATACTTGCAATAGTTATCACAGATGTTGCTTTTTATTTCATCAAAAAATTCTGTTATTGTCTTTGGTTCCTCTTTCACGACACCTGTAAGATTCTCTGTTATTGTCATAACTCATCCCTCTCTTTCGCTGCGGCACAGAGTGACATCACTGCCACTCCTGCAACTGCTCCGATAAATAATCCGCTTAAAAATCCAATGATCATAAATTAACCCTCCATCGTATTTTCAAATCTGTCTTTCTACTTCACTTCTGGATATTTTTCGTGATCTACTTCACTCATGAACATCTCTAATGGCCTAGCATACATTCTCTGCATCTCTCTTATATCTGAATATATTACAAATAATTCATTTGTTTCTGTATGACGAGCCACTGTAATAACAACGTACAAACTTCCTTTAAAGTGTTTGTATACTTCATATGCTTTCGGCATGTGTCGTCCATTTAGCATTTTCGCCGCTCTTTCTATTTTCTCTATTGTCTTTCCCATATTCTTAACGCTCCTTTATTCCAAGTGGAATGTTACATTCTGCATGATTGATCCCAGTATCAAAAATTTAATAGCTTGATAGCAATCTTTTTTTCGGTCGGAATAAAAATAAATTCCATAACATGCGATTGTTAGTGTTAAACTTAATACTTTTACAGCATCTTTTGTTGTTATCATTTCTTACTGCCCCCCCACATCGTAAATCTCACATGATACTACTTCGTTTCCTGTTCCGTTATCTGTAACCTCAACATCCACGTCATATCCGTGATCTACCAGAGCATCGATGATAATACTCTGGATGGATTCTTCTTTTGTGTGGATATAGGCTTTTCCTAATCGTTGTCTGACTTTGCCCATTATTCTTCTACCTCTACACCGAAAATGTATTTTAAAATTCTTTCTTGCCCAACTGCTTCAATTGCGTCACGAGCAATAGGAGCTGATGTAAAACATGTAGCTGATTCTTCTTCTATGTAATATCCCCGTGTTATAAAAAGATCATTTACTCTATGATTAAACGCAATCATATAATGACCGTTGTCATTATTCCATGCTTCCTTTTCGGGATCATTGTGCTCTAATGCGTATCTTTTCAGTTCTGCTTTTACCTTTGCTCTTTCTAATGCAAAGCACACTTCCTCTCTCGTTTTATATACATTCCCAATTTTAAATCTTTTATAATCAGCACCGGCTTCTTGCCAAGTATCTGTACATACATCGGTAAAATCGTTTATGTAATAATATTGGTCTATTTTTTTAGGCTTCCACACACGACTTTCCTTGCTCGGTTCTTCACTCGCTTTGCCTAACAGTTTTGTAGACTGTTCTCTTTCTTCTTCAGTCAAATTGTCTAAATGTATTATGATCTGTTCATTCATATTCTCTTCTCCTTAATCTCTTGGTTGATACATCAACTGTTGTATTGTTCCATTAGTTGATGTATTAATTGGTATATTAGTTGTTCCTTAACTTTCTTTAACAATTAATAGAAACGATCTTTTTGCATTTCATCATCAACTTCCTTTGGTATCGGAATCGGTTCAAAGTCATCGTTTTCCCCATTCATAAATTTAATCAAGCCATCTATGTAGTTGTTAAATTCCACCATTCTTTTTTCTTCGTCAGTCATTATCAATCACTTCCTTCTCACAATGAATACAACTATCATCACACTTGATCCGAACCCTTAGCTTCTGCTCCTTGTCCGGACACAGCTTCATGTCCTTAATTTGCTTGCCTGTGATCTCACAGATGTAGCCTTTAAATTCTTTCTTGTTTACCATTATTTTTTCCTCCACGCCATCACTACATCATTCTTTCTCAGATCTAATTTAATGTTGTTTTCTTCTCTGACCTGCTCGATCATATCGATCCATGTCACATTTCCTGTTTCTAAACACTCTGTTTTATCATTGAATCTTTTTTTGAATCGATCTAATCTCTTAGTTCCGAAATCAAATTCATCTTTCAAAACTATAAGACTCATGATCAATACAGTATCTAAAATCTGTAGTGTTGCATCTCTAAAATCCTGGTCAAGTTCTCTTGGATCTATTAGTGTTCGAAGCCCTGCAAGATTTCTCTGTCTTGTTACTCTCTGTAGCTCTTCTAATCCTTTTTCTTTTGCTATTTTGTCACAGAACGCAATTCCTTCATTTCTGCCCTGCATTATATAATCTTGTTTACTCATACTATCTACCTATCTCAGACAGCTTAACTTTCTACCTGAAACAGCATTTATACTGATCACATTTCTATAATTTCTTGCCCGATCATATAAACTGCCGTGATTCTTCTCCTGTGATTTGAAAAATTGTAATACCAAATCTAGTTTGTGAAAAATAAAAATACAAAAACCTGAAAAATATGTTTACGTTTGCTTGCTTCGTTAATAGTTACTCGAAAAATCTTAATCAGATAGAAAGTTAAGCCGTCTGATCATACTCCTTTACTTATGATATCCGGCACAATTGCCTATATAGTGCCATCTTAAATCCTTGCACTTTGTCTCGTTTGCCCCCCCCCTGTTATCTCAGGGTAAAAACGCTTATACCACTTCATCAACGTTTTGTGATCGATACCTGATGTTCTGCTGATCTCATTTGTTGACATACCATGTTGGATCCATAACTGTACAACACGTCTTTTAAATCCTTTGCTGTAATCTGCCATCAGTTCTCCTTTCTGCCCACTGCCTTAGGCAGCAGGCTCATGGCTTATACTGGCTGTTTCTTATGCGGTTAATAGTTACTGTGGTATATAATTCAGTCCATCCGGCTGATCTCTGTCCGCATATGTGATCATCTTTTTACGCCCTGTCGCTTAAGATCATCCCCAAAACCACAACTACCACGACTATTACTACGACTTTTTTACAACAATCTTGGTTGTTGGTTGCTACGGACAGAGATCAACCGGATGCTTCATTTTTTCTCAGCTTGCAGCAAGCAACTTATTAATAAAATACTGCTGCCCTTTACCAGTGACCTTTGGTGTCTTATTGATCTTCGTGGAACCATTTGGATGATTGATCACTGTTTCTTTGATTTCGAACAATCCCATATCCATCGCTCGTTGTGTTGGCATATTCCAATCAGATCCTTTTCTCTTGATCAAATAACCATTGTTTCTCATCCACTGAAACAACTTGTTCTGACCAGTCTTCACGCCATTTTGTCTAAGAATCTTTGCAAGCTCTCCGATCAAAATTGACGTATCGCTTTCTGTTACAGTATCTGCAAACACTTCTTTTGGCTTCATACGCTGATTATCTTCAAGCAGTGCTGTATTTTTATTCTCAAGCTCTTCAATTGTCTTGTTAGCTTCCAGGACAGCTAAAGCTAATAGTTCTTTTCCTTGAGGTATATGATCTGCAATCAACTGCTCCATGTCATGAAATCGCTCAATGTATCTTGCTGTAAACTCGGTTCCTTTAATTCCTGTGAGTTTATGAGCGATAAATTCACAGCCTTTCTTTGTGATCTGGTAACAAGGTCGAGTTCGATTGTTATTATCTACATATGTTGATTCATTGAAAAATTCGTCGTGTCCAAGATTGGACTGTGCTAATTGATCAATGTATTCTCTTATGTCTCTCATCAGTTTGTTATGTGCTTTACCTACCATCTCAGCAACTTCAACACTACTGATTGTCTGTTCAATCCTATCCATACACTATGTCATCTCCTAACTGTTTCTTTAATAACTGTCTTTCCAGATTCTCATAATCACAATCTTTGACTTCTCGCTGTGTAAAATTGTGTATAGTTTCTTCTTTCTTTGGTTTCGGTGTTGATTTCTTCCGTTTCTTTGATGTAGGGAAGAAACTCTTATATCCTCCACCAAATGCTTTTCTTACAATGCCCAACTTATCAGAATCATTCTCAGCCAGAGAATCTAGTTCTTCTTTCAAGGCATTGATCTGTTCTGCAGATAATGTTTGTCCAGTATGATTCCTCATATCAAGATAAAGACAGAACTCTCTGTTCAGATCTGGATTGCTATAATATATATTTTTATTTACTTTACTTTCCTTTTGTCGTTTTTCTGTTGCAGAAATATCTTTTTCTGTTGCAGAAATATCTTTTTCTGTTGCAGAAATGCTATTTTGTGGTGCATTTAATAAAGGTTGACCGTTTTCATCAATCAACCAATATTTACTTCTATCGACTTTGTTCCTAACAGTCACTTCTTTATAGCGTCGCTGAACTCCAACAGAGGTAATAACATTTTGATTCAGGAGGTCTTGATCGAAAAGCCCTATCTCCGCACAATAATGAATTACTTGTAACACAAAGTCTTTTTTCTTTACCCAGCGGTTACCAATGGTTTTGATTATTTTTACCGCTAACTGCTCCATTTTAGGCACTTCCAGGTAATATCCTTCATGATAAATCATGCATAGAACAACATCATAGATGGTCTGCCCTAATGGACCATACTCGTTCATCAGATCCATGATGTTAAAATCGTCGTAATAATCGACATCTTTAGGAAAGTAATCTAGTCCTGTTTTGGGTTTACGGCCCACTTTAAGAACACCACCTTCCGTTTATGGTTCTTTCGCTGCATTGCAGCTTCTACATAACAATGCTAAATTATCTTCTTTGTTTAAATCTTTGTATGGAAGTCTCTTTTGTGCAAACTGAAGAACAGATACAACATGATCTATTTGTAAATGCTCTCTGCTGCCACATATACAGCATTTATTCTGATACTTTGCTTTGATATACTCTTTTACATCTTTCCTAGCGATAAAATTAGAAGATGCGTTTCTCAATGCTTTATATCGGATTTTTAGATTATCTGAATTGATATTTCTGATTGTTTGCCATCTAGGGTTCCATTTTGGAAAATTCAAATCATCCATTTTTGATTTCTTCTATCTCTACTTCAACTCGTGGGTCCTCTGCATAATGCTTTTCCATATGCAGCGTTACCACCTGCGTATCATCTCTGTATGCTAATTTATTCAATGCATCCAGAATGCTTTTTGCAATGTTATCAATGTCTGGTTTCTTCGTTGGAAACATAAGATCTTCCAACATCTGTTGTTTCTTTTTCCTGCTTGTACTCTTAACGATCGGATAATAAGCTATGATCGTTACTTTTAAGGGCTGTCCGTCATTAAAAATGATGTTGTTTGATTCCTGCCTGTAACAGCACTTGATCAGATTCTCGTATAACATAGTACCTTCTGGCGTATATGAGAATGTTCCACCTTTTTTACTACGGACAGTTCTTGCCCTGGCTTTTCCTTTCGGTTCACCAGGGACTGTAAATCTAACTGTCTCCATAACTGTTACCCGATGATCGTGATCACTTTTAACAGTTCTTCCGGTAAATTCTCTGTTAAATATTTCTTGATAGCATCTACTGCTTCATACTTCCAAAGGCCACCATCAGCTTCAACAAGTTTGAATAATGGTTCTCCGTTAGAACCTTCACTGATTCGGAAGATAAATTTGCTTTCTGGCTGATCTACTTCTAAGAAGGTACGATATGGACGAAGTGTTACCGGATTCGGTACAATCACATCTTCTTTTCCTGCAATGCCTTTAGTGATCGTAGCTTTCTGGCTGACCCCATCATCTCCATAGTTGGCCACTGTTTTATTTTCTACGTTTCCGGCAACTGAAAGAATCAGTTCTGTTTCATCACTCTGTTTAAAGGCAGTCTGCATGTTAATTACAAACGCTTCCTGATCATAGTAGTGATCGAAATCAAAACCATTTGGATTTGTATCTACGCGGAATAATTCTTCTCGATTTCTTTCCTGTGTAAGACCAGATAGTAATCTTACTCTTGTTGGAGATTCTACGTGAATGATCATAGATTCTCTTAACTCTTCACTCTTTCCACTGATATAATCGATCAGAGAATTAAGACTTGTAGCTGTCAATGGTTCTGCAAACTCTTCTTTGTCATATCGTGATATAGATTTATCGCAATAAGTCTTTCCTGCGATCTTTACAACGTGTGGCTCTCTTGCACTATCTGTCAGTTCTTCGATCTTTTCGATTGCTTCTCTTAAAAATGTGTTATCCATTGTTATGTACCTCCTGTTTATGCCTGTTTTGCTTTTCTTAAATCAATCACTTTGTTGCTTGGTTCGTAGATCTCTCCAGTATCCGGATCAAAAGCTTTCGGTGTTTCATCTTCTTCCTGATCGATCACATCATCAACATTCATCTGACCAGGAATCTGGTTAAAGATTTCAACCGCTTCAACCTCTCCGGTGCGAAGATCTCTGCCCATACTCAGTGCTGTTGTAGCTCCAAGTTCTGGTGCAAGACTTAACTTTGTTTCTACCGTAGTTGCCACAAAGTTTCTTTCATCGTTTGGCCGGAAACTGATTGATACATTGATCTTTCTGACCTTCTGCGCATCAGTGTTCGGATCCTGAACATTTTCAGTGATCTTTTCTAATGCCTTATTAAGCTGTACTGAAAGTTTCCCTCCTGCAAACTGTTCTAAGTTAATATGTTTCATCGTGTTGCTCCTTTCTTTTATTTAAAGAACTGCTGTGGTTCTTCTTTTGTTGTTTCTTCCTGTAGTTCCTGTTTTTCTGGTTCAGGTGTTTCCTCTGCCGTTTCCTGCAGATCCTGATCTGCTACAATATTTTCTTCTGAAACTGTATCTACATAATCTTTTGTTCCATCTTCATGGATCACCGCCATATCAGATTCCATTGCATTCTGCATATCAATGCTCATGATTCCCCATTTACTGATCAGCTGGCGAAGCATTGTCTTATAAGCCATTCCATCAAAATCTTTCTCCCAGAATGTATATCCTTTTTTTGCTGCATACCCTTTGGAATACTTTAATGCATGTGCTTCCATTTTCTTTTTGGACCAGTACATAGCTTTTCGGAAACCGTTTGTATATTCAAACATTGCATAGTATCCGATCGTCTTTGCTTCTTCCCTTACTTCCTCATCATCGATCAGATTTACTTCGATTTCTTCATTCAGTGGATCAAATCGAACCAATTCCCCATCCTTAATTGCCAGAACGTTTAGTTTTTTGTACTGCCCTGAGCGGATCGCTAACTGAATGTATCCTTTATAACCAAGCTGAAACTGTGCTTCTTTACATCCTTTTTTGTTGTTTCTGAATGGAACCATGTAATACTGTCCAAGCTGTGGTGATGGAGAGAGTTTTAAAGACTCTCCAAGTAGTGCGGCACTTAAGATTGATGGATTTGTACATTCCTGTAAATCTGAATTAACCTGTACTGCAGATACAATAGAAGCAATGAAACGATCTCCGTTTTTACCACCGACTACATTATTAATCTGATTTTTTACAGCATCATTTGTAAGATATGCCGTTAATCCTGTTTTCTGCTGTCTGTTTGCTAAACTGTTTCCAACTGCCATCTTATAATTCCTCCTGACTTATGATTTCAAATTCTTCACATGTTTTCTTAAGAATGCTGATCTTCGCATTCGCTTCATCAAAGTTGTGCTCTTTTACAACACAACGAAATGTAATCGCTAATGTTCTTTCTCCTGTACGTTTAGGTTTTGGAACTTCTGCCGGTTCTTTTGGCATCTCTGGTGCTTCTTTGCTTTCGCCAGCAGATGCCACTTTCTGCGCTTCTTCTTTTAACTGCTGCTGTCTCTGCGCTTCCTTCTGCTTTTGTTCTTCCTCAAATAAGGCTTTCTTCTTGGCGGTTTCCTCTAACTTCTGTTTCTTCATCATTGCAGCGGTCAGATCAAAAGCTTTCAAATATTCTTCCTTCATTTCAAAAACATAAGGACTTGTATCTGCATTGATTACTTTCAGATCGCTGTCAACTTTATCTCTGATCTCTGCGATCTCTGTTGTGATAGATTTCAATGCCGTTGATACATTTAACCAAGAATCCTTGTAGATTTTTTCAAATGGAACCGTGCGATCAAGATCACCGATTGTCTTTGAATAGATTCCCTTAATTTTCTCTAATTTTTCTTGCCGTGTTGCTTCTTCGTATCCTTTGATCTGGATGTCAATGTTTCCAATCGCTTGATCAACGATGCCGATCAGTTCTTTTTCCTGTTCTTCAAAAGCTGTGTATGGCTGCATGACCTGTCGTTTGATTTCTTTTCTTTTGTTCTCTAATGCGGTTGCAAATTTTCGAAG